GCGCTAGGGAGGGGAAATGATATGGTTACCTCTGTAGCGTGGTCGGGTTCTGTCAACCAGGTAGTCCTCATGGAGGGGGCATCAGAGGCGTATGAAGATTCCATCCGGGAATATTCACCTCAGGTTGGTCCTCCCATTCGAGAACGCCGGACCTCCATGGAAGCTACTCTCCACTCGTTCTGGCAGCTTTTGACCTTTACGGAGTGGGACACCTTCAATACGTGGTATGAGACCTCTCTCAAGAACGGCTCAATACCCTTTACTCGGGGCCACCCCCGTAAAGGAGTAGGTGTCCAGATCACGGCCTTCTTCACAGAACGACCGCAAAGCGGGATGCCTGTGTCGGCGACAAAGTACAAGATCCAGTTCAAGATCAGGACGATACCGTAGTAGGATGCCAAGGGATCTCACTATCGAGACTGTTACGGAGATCGATGCATCGTCGTCGAGCGAGATCCTACTTTACTTCCTGGTCATCGATCATCCGCAGTTGCTGGAGCCAATTCGAGTAGTCAATGATGTAGTGGCATACTTGTGGCAAGGCAATGTATACGCTGGGTTTCCGTTCGAGCTAACGCCTCTAACCGATTCTGACAGACCTGCTCTAGGATCTTTGCAGATCCAAAATGTCGATTCCCACATCGGCGAAGTCGTCCGGTCTCTTGTGACATCTCCGATTCTGACCGTTTACGTGTTGGCGGAATCAGACTTCGATCCATATAACTCGGGGTTAGGATATCGTCCTGAGATCGGGACTCCTACCGTAGAAATGACGATGGCGGGGATGGAGCTTCGGAGTGTCACTGGTGATGAGGTGATGATCTCTGGGGAGCTCTTCCTTGTGGACTACGAAGCAGAACCTTGGCCTTACATCCGATTAGATAAGGTTCGTGCACCGGGATTATTCGTGCGGGGCGGTTAATGCATTGGGCAGAAAAGTATCTGGCGCGGGAGTACGATCCGGAGCAGTGGAACTGCTGGACGCTAGTTCGGGCGGCGTTCAAAGAGCGGGCTGGTATTCATTTATTACCTTATGCAGATGTTCCTGTCACAGATCGGAAGCAGGTTATCCGATTAATCTCCGGCGAACAGAACAATAAACCCTGGATTCCTGTCGAACCGCCGAACCTCCAGGAGCTGGATGTGGTGGTTATGAAGTCTCGGATTCCTATGGATGGCCGCATCCGTAGACTACCGGGGCACTGCGGTGTTGTGATAGACGGCGATAGGGTCTTACATACCCTCGAGGAACAAGATACTTCTTGCGTTCTTCTGTCGCACGTTACGGTGCGCAACCAGATTATAGGGTTCAGACGGCACGAGCTATTAGATCAGAAGGTTCCGATCTCCTGGAGACCAACGCCGATCGTAGGTCAGACGTACACTGGGTTTAGACCATACGGGTTGACGCTCGCGGAACTTATCAAGACCGTACCCGATCTACCAGATGACTTCCGAGAGCGTGGTGCGATTGTCATCAACGGAGACGTTATTCCGCCCGACATGTGGGCTTATGTTCGTCCGAAACCTAAGAGTGCTGAGATCCCTATAGCGGTCAACTTCTTTGTGATGCCGAGGGGAGGAGGCGGGGGAGGCGGTGGTAGTAGTAGTACCAAGAGCGTCATCGCAGCTGTTGCTCTTATTGCTGTCTTGGCAGCATCGTTATTCGTTAGTGGTGGTGGGTTGGCTCCTCTCCTCGGAGGGCTATTTGCTGCGAAGGGGATAGGTGCGATACTTGCGGGAGCAGCGATCTCCATAGGTGGGTCGCTACTAGTAGGGGCGCTCACCAAACCTCCAAGTCTCAGTAACACCTCTCCCGGAGATGCGAATCCTGGTGGTAGGGGTGCCTCAAACCAGTTGGGAGGAGCTTCGGTAAGCGGTAACGTATTGTCTCCTCAGATCACACCTCCTAGGGTCTTAGGTACGATCCGGATCACCCCTCCTCTACTCTGCTTTCCTCTGCGGGAGATCATCGAAGACGATGTCTACGCAGAAGCCGTCTTCTGTTTTGCCGGGCCACATAAGCTGGAAGAGATTCGAGTCGGTGGCGTTGATGCTACATCCATCCAGGAGTTAGCGGTTGAAGTAAGGGATGGTTTCACCGATACGGATATTCAATCGCTCGTAGACCGTTATAGCTTTACGGTAGATCTCAACGTAGAGTTATCACAGCATATTGCGAGCGATACAGTTTCTACCCGGCTCAAAGACCAATCTTCTCCTGAGAATAACCTTCCTTCGTGGCACCGGACTTGTTCTTCAGACTCGCCCGATGAGGTCTGGATTACCATGCTCTGGCCAGAAGGCCTCTTTAATGCTGGAGGTACAGCGCAAGACATCAACATGCCTGTGCGTTGTAGATTTAGGCGGCGTGGAGATGTTAATTGGATCTATACCCCAGAGGTCCATTTTCAATCCGTAAAAGTATCGCCTCTCCAGAAGATGCTGGTATTACGATGGGGTCCCACTCCTGCTGTTCGGGCTGATCCTCCAGAAGCAGGTCCCGTAGCCGCATACAAAAGGGTTCCTGCGCAGACCGTAGGGACTCCGGGCGTAGACTTTAATGCTGATCCCTATTTCTCTGCAGGAGCGGGTAACGATCTGTTTAATGCAACTACGATTGCAACGTCTAATGTACTGCATACGGATCTCTATTACGAGAAGGTAGTGTTTTACCTAGATCCGCTCGTATTTCCCCAAGACAAGGTGTACGAGATTGAGATTATTGCTGGTTTGCCTTTTAACATAGCCAACTTCACCAGAGCTACCTATGTCTATGCTTCAAGCAGTCCTGGGGGTACAGGGATATACGATCTCTTCGGGTTCTTCTATCTGCTCGCAATCCCCATGATTCCTACAGCCGTAAAGGAATTTCACTGGAAGATTACCCTATTGAGTACTGCGTCGATCTGGAGACAGAACCCAGTTCAGACACACGACGTAGCGACTATTTCAGTTCGCGTTAAGAACAGGCCTCTGCCCGAGCTATCCGTGTTGGCTTCAGGATATGTTCAAGATTGGGATGGAGTAGGATGGACAGAGTGGAAGACTACTTCTAACCCTGCCATACACTATCACGATGTCTTAACAGGTCGATTGAATGCTCGTCCCCGGAAGGAATCGGAAATCGATAACGCAGACTTGCTCGACTTCCGAGAAGAGTGTATGGATGAGGCCTTTGAAATCAATGCAGTGGTGGATAGCGGCAAGAGTGTCTACGACGTGCTCAACTTGATTGCTTCTGCAGGATATGCCCGTCCAAGACAATCGGAGTTATGGGGCGTCTTGCTGGACAAGAACCGTTCTGAGGACACCCCGGTACAGGTCTTCTCGCCGAAGACCTTGAGGACCTTTCACTGGGATCGAGCGTTCAACGTCACCGCGACGGGCTTTAAGGTTTCATTCCTCAATAAGGATCTGGACTATAAAGCCGACGAGATCGTTGTCTACGATCCTGACGTGCCACCTGGCCTATTAGAAGCGATGCGGAATGACGGCCACGTTACTGAGGCGGAAGTACATAAGCGTGCGCTATTCGATTTGCGGCAATTGCGGAAGAGGTTTACCTTCTACTATGGAGAGATTAACCGCTCCTATATTCAGGTTCGCCGAGGGGATCTTGTTGCTGTACAGCACGATAGCTTGTTTGAAAAGGCCGGATTCGCCAGAGTCAAGAGCGTACAAACTGCAGCGGGAGACGTCACGGGGGTTACGCTAACGAATTCGATCCCCATTCCCACAGGTGACTTCTTTACCACGCCGACCGATTTCTTTACGCCATCACATACCTTCTTCGCTAATTACAGAGCTGGTGTGGCAATCCGGTTATTGGATAAGAGCATCATAACCAAGGAAGTCGTTGGCGATGCAGAAGACGCCAAGATCCTTACGTTCGTCGTCCCCTTTACAATCCCTCCTGGAAGTGTGTTAGCTTCGGATTGTCATCTTGTAGGAGGAAGACTAGGATCGGAATACAAGCGGATGCTGGTGTTCGATATTGTGCCGAAGGGTGACACCTCCGCTCAGATCACCTTCGTAGACGAGGCTCCAGAGATCTTCCTGCCAGATGTGGACTGGACTCCGTCTAATCTAGGCGATAGCGTTATCGCTTGGTATAGTGCAAACACCGGCGTATACTCAGATGCAGGGGTGACACAGGCTCTAGATAATGATCCTGTGGCTCAGTGGAACGACAGATCCGAGAACGGTTACAACCTTTCTCAGGCAACAGGGTCTAAGCGCTTCGCCTTTAAGGCATTAGGCCCGGATAGTATCCCTGCAATCTTGATGGATGCAGCCGATGACGAGGAGATGTCAACCGTTACTGATGCGGTAGATATCGATTCTGGCATTGTCTATGTCTATTTCATCGGGCAGATGGATACAGGGACAGCGAGTAATGGACGAGTCATATCGTTCATCGGGACAGGACAATCAATTGATAACGACGATAATACTTCCTTCCGATTAGGACGCGACGGTAGTACGAATGCCTTGTTAGGAGAATGTAATACTCCTGTGGTGGTCACTCGCACGATCTCGCTTGCGACAACAGTCCGAGTCGGAATGCTAATCAAAAACGGGGCAGCGTTGACTCTTATGGTTGACTTCTCTGGGGTAGGAAGCCCAACAGGAGTTTCAGCCTCCGCTTTCACAACCGGTACTCTAACAATCGGGGGTACCACCGCCTCAACGCAGAATTGGTCGGGTCATATCTACGAGATCCTCTTGGTTGATAGAGAGCTGACGGCCATAGAACTCGAGAGTCTCGAAGAGTATGGCCGAAGACTACTTGGATTGGGAGAACTTTAATCATGGCTGCTTCATCCCGTAAAACTCCGACGACGGTAAACTTTGGACCGTCTATCGCGGAGAACGTCTATGCGGATAAGGTCAACGACGAAGTGGTGGGCTTGTGGAAACATGTCGCTGCGTGGTTGACTGGTGTTGGAGGGACAGCAAACGGGATCACGGCGATATCCGAGACGTCTGTTGTCTCAGCAATCACGACTTACACACGTCCGATGGCCTTCTGGTTGATTCCTAACCAAGACAA